AGACACCTACTTGGTTAATACCACTGTTGGCTTTAGGTGCGCCTAAGATGGCTGACCTAACCCTAAGATGTTTCATTAGGGAATGGTTACGATCAGCCATGTTCAGGGATAAGGAATTCTCAGGGTTGATGAACCCTGCCTATCCATTACCTACTGCACAAAAACTATCGAATATTATTTCCCAAGAAGCCTTTGCTATCATAGCTTATCAACAATCTAAAGAAGATTTTAAAAACGATTGGCAAAGGCAATCCAAGTTTATAAAGAACTGGACAACTAAAAGATGCCGGGCCTTCTCTATTAAGGTAGGTTGTCTACAAAACGTATCCTTAAAACGAAGACAAGACTTTGGACATCATATGCTTCGTATTGCAGAAACCTCTGGTATTTTTCTAATGCTATCCCAACGATATGGTGGGGGTAAGATGTGGAGAAAGCGTTTGTTTATTACCCTACGACCTGATATACTTAGGGATCTCCATGATAAACATGCAATACTTGAGTCTAAGAATTTATTGTATCGACCTATGATAGTACCTCCTGTCGATCACACCTTACAAGCCAGTGGTGGTTATCTTAATCACTGGTCCCGTAAGGAAGTTGTCCAGAGGTATCTTTCAGATTACGAAGAAGGTTATTTAAAGCCTCAGAGTTTCTCTCAACCTAGTCAGCTTGTGTTAGATGGTTTAAATGCCATGATGCAGACCGAGTGGACTGTGAATCCAAAGGTCTTGGGGGTAATGGAGAATCTCTTTAAAAATAATACTTGTCTTGCAAACCTTCCGGCTTTCTCTTTAGATGTGTTTATGTTTAATGAACCTTATCCTGAAGATGGATCTAAAGAAGAACAGGCCAAGTGGTGCGTGGCAAGAGAAGAACATTGGGGTGACTGGTTTAAGTCCGAGCAACACCGTTGTCGTTTGCTTGTTAGACTAAATCTCGCCAAGGAATTATCAAAGTATGAATTTTGGTACATGCCTTACACACTAGATTTTAGGGGTAGGGCGTATTCTACCTGTGAGCTATTGTCTTGTCAGGGTTCTGATTTAGATGTCGGTTTAATTATGTTTGCTGAACCAAGACAACAAACCACAGGTGGGGTGAGGTGGCTTAAGATACATATAGCGAACCTGTTTGATGAGGATAAGGGTTCGTTTGCCGACAGAGTTAAATGGGTTGATGATAACATTGAGATGTTACGGGCTATCAATAATGATCCCTATGAAAATAAAGAGTGGGTTTCAGATAAAACAAAAAAGAACCCATCGTTCCAAAGGCTTGCCGCAATATTTGATTTGTTCAGGGAGGATGGTTTAACACAGGTTCCTGTTCAGGTTGATGGGGCGTGCAATGGCTCTCAGCATTGGTCCTCTATAATGAGAGATGAGGTCATTGCCAAGCTGACTAACGTAGATGTTAATGATTTACCTCAAGATCTCTATCAGTTTATTGCCGATAAGGTTACAGTATTCTGCGATAAAACTAAAGAAGAGGTATCATTGTATGATGATTTTCTCGTTCATTGGAAACATAAGATACCAAGAAAAGTTACAAAGCGTAGTACTATGTGTGAACCATATGGTCTTACATTCTATGGTATACAGCGGTATCTTAAAACTGAGGGACACTTGGATTGGATGCCTAAGGATTCTCAGAATGCAGCTATTACTGAACTAGCCCGAGCTATAAAAGCTGGGTTAGAAGAATCTTTAGTCATGCCTAACAAGGGTAAGGAATATCTTAGGAAGATTGGGGAGATAGCAAGTAATCTTAATGAACACATTGTTTATACCACACCATCAGGATTCCGTGTGGTCCATGCTTACTTCAAACCAACGAAGCGTCGTAGCTTTGCTGAGTTATTTAATAAAAAAGAATTAATCTTTGCTACCCATAGTCAGACGGATGTGGATCGCAAGGCAGTTATGCAGGCTATATCACCTAACTGGATACATAGTTTAGATGCCAGTCATTTATTCTGTACAGTGTATCGTGCTATAATGAATGGAATGTACCAGTTCTCTATGGTTCATGATTCCTATGGTTGTCCTGCTCCAGATATGGATTTATTAGTACCATTCATAAGGGAAGAATTTTATGAAATGCATAAGGAAGACCAGCTACAGAGACTCAAGGAGGATGTTGAAGAACAACTCGGATTGTCATTGCCAGAGCTGCCCGAAAGAGGACAATTCGAAATTGAAAGAGTTCTCAGATCTGATTACCTCTTTGCTTGAGATAAGGGAAATCATTTGGGTTGACGCTCATTCTCAGGGTGGTCCTGAGTGGGTCACAGTAGAGGAAGCGTATTCATATGCCACAGAACCTTTACCTCAGATTAAAAATGTAGGTTATATTTTATTTGAGAATGAGGAGTATGTAGCATTCACGGATACAGTTGGGGAGGATACGACAGGAACGGTTCATAGTATTCCCCGGGAGATTATTATTGAGATGTCAACTTTAAGAAGGGGGCAAAATCATGACGATGAGGTTGATAGACAGTGAACATGAGATGGAAGAAGCTATAAGTTATACGGTTAACTTGGTGAGGAATTGTAGAGGAAATAAAGATATAACCTTTACCTTTCCATCCAAGGAATTGTCCCGTATATTCTTAACAAACCTTGCAGCCACTTTCTTTGTACAGAAACTAGCTCCAGTTAAGGGGCTACATATTAATGTCTTTATTCCTGAGGATGGTTTAGATGATGATGACGAAGACGGATTTGAGTTCGACTTTGATTCTGATTGAGGATGGAGACTACATAATCTCTAATGATGAGATCATTATCTTAGATTTAGATATTATAATAAACGACCCGGAGGATTTTGACGATGAAGAAACCGATTAATAAAATTCAACAGAAGCATCGTAATGGTAAGCTGGATGTATATAAGCCAGTCAAGGCTTATTATGAGGAATGGGTTCATGAGGTTGATGCTAATGGAGACTTCGTGAAAGCGTACCCTAAGCCCGGTACACGGAAGCGTGCTGACCTGCCACCCATTGCAACACAATGGCAGCAGGATTATAGAAATAGATTTTGTAAGGATAAACAAGATGTCAAGAGTTCTAGTAATAGGTGATCTCCACCTACCTGCTGAGCATCCTGAATACTTTGATTTTGTAAAGCTTATTAAACGAAAATATAAGACAAACAAAACAGTGTTCATTGGGGATATAGTAGACCACCATGCTATCTCGTTTCATAAGAAACACCCTGAGTCTGATTCTGCGATGCATGAGTATTGGAATATAGTGGAGACTATTAAAAGATGGAAACGATTGTTTCCTGTGGCAGATGTTATGATTGGAAATCATGACGAGCGGGTTATTAGATTGAATGCTGATGTCGGTATCCCTACTGTATATCTTAAAAACTATAGAGAGTTATGGGGTACTCCACATTGGAAGTGGGAATATACCACACAGATAGATGGTGTTAATTATTCTCATGGTACAGGAACTAGTGGTATAGCCCCTGCATTTAATTCTGCAAAACTTACAGGAAATTCTTGGGTTATGGGTCACACCCATAGTGTTGCTGGTATACAATGGTTGAAGACACCAGTTGGAAACCATATATTTGGTATGAATGTAGGGTGTGGAATAGATGCAGGGCATGTTGTTATGAACTACGCTAAAAATCATATGAAGAAACCGATTGTTTCTGTAGGTGTAGTTATAGATGGTCATCCGTATTTAGAAGTTTTAGACAAGGAGAATTGAATTGTCGGAGGATACAATGGTTATGAATGAAGATAAAAAGGATACCCCCGATCAGGGGCCGTCACTACCGCCCGGAATTAAAACGGAGGCTGTGCTATCATTTCTTGGTAACATCAGTCGTGCGTTGAATGAACTGGCAGACGGAATTAACCAGACGATTACTAATATTGTAACTGAAGGTACTAAAATGGAAGCTACTGAAGAAGGAGAAGCTAACGATGAAGCGCGGTAATTCTTTTGTGACTGAGGATCTTGAGGTTCGTTGGTCACACCTACACAAGCCGGATAGCAAGTTTGGTCTTGACTCGGCTAATCACAACATCACTGTAATTCTTGATGACGAAACCATGCAGTACATGGATGATGTCGCCAAGGAATTGGGATGCACTAAAATTAATAGTCTTAAAACTGAGGATGATGGGATTAGTACACTCAAGTCAAAGACTAAGATCTTTGTTAGAAAGGAAGTCCATGCATTTCCGTGCGTTGATGCGTCAGCAAAGCCTACGACGGCTACTCCTTATGGTGGTGATAGGGTTAAGCTTAGGCTTACTCCTGTCGTCATTGAGCGTGATAATTCTCTGAGCATGTTCCTTAATGGTGTTCAGATTATTGAGAAGGCAGAACGAGACTTTACTGGTGGCTTTGAAGCTACAGATGGTTTCGATGGTTCTGAGCATAAGGCCGAAACTATTGTAAACACTGACGCTGGAGATACTGAGGATCTCCCGTTCTGATAGGAGTCTAGCTGTGCCAGAGTGGAGATTTAATATTAATCCCATAGCAGCCAGTAGACCCCGTGTTTCTAGGTATGGTGCATACTTTACTGGACCATATAAGAAATTCAGGGCGGAGTGTGCAGAAGAAGTGTATGAAGTTCTAGGTACGGATTTCGAGCTTATCGAAGGTCCAATTATTGTAGACTTGGAGTTGTTTATTACTCGACCTAAGAAAACTAAACTAGAATATCCAAAGGCAGACGTAGATAATTTTGCTAAGGCTGTCTTGGATGTTCTGAATAAGAAACTTTGGGTTGATGATTCTCAAATTCATAAGTTATACATTACTAAACAATGGGCCGAAGCTGGTGAACCCGGCTACTTCCTTATTGGAGTTGATAAGTTGTAGGGGATGGGGGTTGGCTTCGTCCTGTGATAATGGCAAGCCAACCCTCGTCTTCTCATTGCCCTCGTAGCCCAACGGCAGAGGCAATGGACTTAAAATCCATACAGTGTGGGTTCGAATCCCACCGAGGGTACTATATACCCCGGCCTTCACCGGATGGCGCAGGCTACCTAACCCTCCTGTCGGCAATGAGGAAAGCCGTGGCCGGGTAAAGAGACCTCTACGGGCCAGTAGCTCAGCGGTCAGAGCAAACGGCTCATAATCGTTCGGTCCCCGGTTCGAATCCGGGCTGGCCCATTTAGGAGAAATACTATGGACAGACAAAAGTTTCGTGATCGTATGGATTTCAAGAATGGTTGGGGACTATCTCTTGTCAGCGGACCCGGTACAAATTCTAATGAGGGTACGTTTGAGGTTGCTGTTCTAGATCCTAAAGGAAATATAAATTTCGACTATACTGATGGGGAAGTATTATCGTATCAAAGTATTGCGGATATTGAGAATATTGCTAAGGTAATAAGTGGAATTAGAAACTAATATGACAACCCTAAGCAGTCAGTATACGTCGTATGGAAACATGGAAGTAGTTGAGGTGGAGTTGGATGGCTTAAGATGTATGGTTGAACCCCCTGAACAACAAGATTTCTATGACAAACTAAAAATAGAGATATCTAATGATGGTTATATGCTAGATCCTATACTAATAGTACCTTTCTCTAAAGAAAGACTTGACCATATGATCTCTAATAGTCTTTTCAGAGGTCTTAAAGGTATCTTAAAAGAGAATCCCCCGGATTGGGATAATCTTTCTGAGGTTATGGTAGTAATGAAGGGTAACAATAGAGTGTTAATTGCAAAGGAACTAGGTCACGATAAAATTGATGCTGTTATTATGAAGACTGATGATGTTGTTGGGGTGGGTAGGGTTATGAAAAAATCGAAGACTAATTCGGAGATACGAGATGAAAGATTATGAAGACAAAGGAACGGTGGTTAACCGAGACAGATGCCCCCAATGTGCAGTAAAGGGGCTAGATACTTCCAGTGATAACTTAGCTGTCTATGATGATGGTCACAGTTATTGCTTTAGTTGTGGCTTCTACGTAAAGGGAGATAATACCACAAAGATGACAAATGTAATTGAAGGAACGTCCGCTAATTTTATTCAGGGTGATTGTATTGCCCTCAAGTCCCGTGGAATTACAGCGGAGATTGCTAAAAAGTATGGCTACCAAGTAGCCGAGGTTAACGGGCAAAGAAAAGAGATTGCTCCCTTCTTTAATGATGGGATCATGATAGCTCAGCATGTACGTGGAGCTAATAAATCCTTTAGGTGGATTGGTAATAGTTATAAGCCAACCATGTGGGGCCAACATCTTTGGAGAAACGGTGGCAAGAGAGTCATCATTACTGAGGGTGAGTATGATTGTATGACTTGTAACCAAGCACTAGGAGGACGATGGCCTGTTGTGTCATTACCTAATGGTGCGGCTGGAGCAGGTAAGGCTGTGAAAGATAATCTTGAGTGGTTAGTTTCCTATCAAGAAATAGTCTTGGCGTTTGATCAGGATGAAGCTGGACAAAAGGCTATGAATGAGGTTGCGGAACTTCTGCCTCCGGGTAAGTGTAAGATTGCTAGTATTCCCGGCAAGGATGCTAATGAGTGTCTTGTTAATGGACAAGGTAGTGAGTTAGTATCCGCTCTTTGGGAAGCACAGAGCTATTCTCCCGATGAGATCATTCATGTTTCTAAGATAGCAGATCAATCTGATTTCTCAAAGACTAGGGTATATCCCTTCCCATTCACTAGGCTGACAGAGTTTCTCATTGGTCAAAGATCAGGAGAGGTTACACTGTGGGCTTCAGGTACTGGCTCTGGTAAGTCTACAATCTTAAGAGAAGTTATGCACCATCATCTTGAGGAAGACCGTAGTGTTGGTGCTATTATGTTAGAGGAAGCACCACAGGAAACTATGGATGATATGATTTCTCTAATGATTAATAAACCTGTTCGTGCTATTAAGGCTGTTAGGCTTATGAACGAACTTAGGGATAAGATGGGAAAGCCGCCAATTCATATGGATATTATTGATGAGCTTTCGGATGAGGAGTATGCTGAAGCAAGAAGTAAGCTTAATGAAACATCCTTCTACATCTATGATCATCTTGGTAATAATGCACTGAAGAATCTATGCGCTCGCATGGAATACATGGCTGTATCCCTTAAGGTTGATGTCATTGTGTTAGATCATATCACGGCTGCTGCTACTGGTTTAATGAATGCTGCCACTGATTTCGATGGTGGTAACTCAGAGCGACTCTTGATTGATAACATCATGAAGGAACTGAGGTCGTTGGTTTCTCGTACTGGAGTACGCATTGATGTTGTGTCTCAGTTACGTAAGACTAATAAAGCTTATGAAGAGGGTGATCGTATTACCTTGCAGGATTTACGAGGCTCAGGAAGCCTAGCTTCTGTACCTAATGTTGTTGTTGGTTTGGAAAGAGATCGTCAGAACCCTGATGAGAACATAGCCAATACTACCATAGTTCGGGTACTAAAGAATAGACTTACTGGCCGTGCTGGTATTGCTAGTACACTCTTTTACGATAGAAAGACTGGTCGTTTGGAAGAGATTGATCATGCTATTGATGATACCGGCCAAACTTTATTTCAACCAATAGAAGCAGGGGATAACAATGGCTGAAGAACAAACACCTAAGATGGAACTGATAGACCATGAGAGTACGGTTAATCTAACACAGGATGTTACTATATTACCTGACGGGGATCATCAAATCTCTATGGCAATCGGGGAAGATTCTTTTAAAGTACCAGTCAATGTAGACAGGTCTTTAGATAAGATTAAAATCTCATACGAGCATGATAATCACCACTATATTTATGTATTACATAGTGATGGACGAAGTTATTCTCATGTTAGGTTTATGGGAAATGAAGCTGAGTCCCCTCATGAATGGGAACGAAAAGGAAGCTGGCGTTACTTTTAGGAGATCCTTATGAACCGGATCGTATTTGATATTGAAGCAAATGGTTTAACAGAAGTTGTATTGAACTCTAAAGGTCAGGTGTTTAAAGAAGCGGATACCGTATACTGTATGGTAACGAAGAACCTAGACACTGGTGAGTATAAAGAATATGGACCTTGTGAGATAGAAGAGGGGGTAGAGGAGCTAAGGAATGCTGATGTTATTATAGGTCATAACATTCTGATGTATGACATTCCTCTATTGGAGCGTATCTACGGACCTATCCTAAGTTCTTTGACAAGAGCATTAGACACTCTTATTATTAGTAAGTTAATGTTTCCAGATAAATCTCAACACCCTCTAACGGGTAACTCACTAGATTGTTGGGGAACATATCTTAACTACCCTAAGTTAGAATATGATGGTGGGTGGGCAGCATTCAACGAGAAAATGATAGGCTATTGTCGAGGGGATGTGTCCCTCAATCATAAGATCTATAAGTATCAATTAGATTTTATTAAGGCTAACATAAAGATTGTTAGGTTTGAACATATCATTACTGAGATCATCGCTAATCAAACGGCTAATGGTTTTAACTTTGACTTACCAAAGGGTAAGGAGTTGTTAACCAAGCTAGAGAAGAGATCAGAGGATATACGAGAAGACCTAAAAGACATCTTTCCTCCTGTTGTTCAAACACGATTCTCAGATAAGACTGGTAAGAGATTAAAGGATAAGATAACTATCTTCAACCCCGGCTCTAGAAAGCAAATAGCTGAGAGACTGAAGGAAAAGTATGGATGGAAAGCACCTCAAACCGAAAAGGGAAACCCGAAGGTAGATGAGGCTGTACTCAAGAAGTTAAAATATCCTGAGGCTAAGAAACTGGTTGAATACTTTAACATTATTAAGCTAATGGGGCAGGTAACTGATTGGGTTACTCGTGCATCTAATTCAAGAGATGGTCGTATACATGGTTCTATTAATCCACAAGGTACTGTGACAGGTCGCATGACCGCAAGCCAACCTAATCTCCAACAAGTAAGTAGCGATAAACGAGCAAGAGCTTTGTTCATACCTAAAGATGGTTGGGTTCAAGTTGGTATTGATGCACAGGGATTGGAAGCTAGAATGTTAGCTAGTAGAATGTATCCTTATGATCGTGGTAACTACGGAAAAATTATTATAGAAAAGGATATTCATGATGAGAATCAGAGGCTTGCTGGATTGCCCTCCAGAAATGCGGCAAAAACTTTCTTCTATGGTTTTATATATGGGGCTGGTGATGCTAAGATTGGAAAGATCGTGGGACAAACCGCTGCGGTCGGAAAGAATCTTAAGGCACAATTCCTGCAAAAGTTGCCAGCTTTAAAGAAAGTAATTCAGAATTGTAAGTTTCAGGTGAGTAAATCTGGTACAATACAGTTGCTAGATGGCCGCGAAGTTCCATGTCGTTCGGTACATGCTGCACTCAATGTCCAGCTACAGGGTGACGGAGCTATTATAATGAAACTTGCTCAATGTATATTAGACAGGAAGATTAAGCGAGCAGGTTTGGAGGGTGCAGCTAGATTTATAGCTACTGTACATGATGAATGGCAACTTGAGGCTAAGAAAGATGTAGCAGATAATATAGGTAAGATGGGGTGTGATAGTATAAGAGAAGCAGGAGAGCGACTCGATTGTAAAATTGAATTAGATGGTAATTATATTGTTGGAAGGAATTGGGCAGAATGTCATTAATAGATATACCACATAAAGAGTACAGTAAAATTAAAGTTTATATAGCTGGTCCAATGCGAGGACGGAAGAACCTCAATCATGAGGCTTTTGATAGAGCAGAGAAGCGTTTAATTAGAAAGATGGTTTGGGATCCTGTTAATCCAGCAGAAATGGATAGAATTTACGGGATAGATCCATCTAAAGATATGACTAAAGAAGAATTAAAAGAAGCCTTGAAACGGGATGTAGAAGCATTGTTTGAGGTCCATAGTATCTATATGTTAAAAGGCTGGGAGGAAAGCTTAGGGGCTAGAATGGAACATGCTTTGGCTGTTGCACTAGGCTTGTCAATTTTCTATGAATAGATTCCATGTTTCTGTTGGTTTCTTTCATTGGACTAATCCAGCTTTAAGACCAAAAGAACTTAAAGAGAAAGAATTGAATATTGGACAATGGATATTCAAGTTTTTCTCTAGTATACCCTATACTCATTGTGATATTAGAATTTATTGTAAGGGTTTAGATCTCACTTTATTGTGTACTGAGAATAGACAAGCCGCCTTTTATCCTACAGATGCTGTTTACAGTTACTTTGGTAAGGCGGATATCATGATTGAATTGGGAGAGTTTGAGTTTGATGTTAGCAAGATTGATAAGTTTTTATTTCCATCTTACGTTGGAACAAGATGGCGATTAAGTTTATGGTATTTCATTACCAGATTTTTATTTGTAAGAAAAACAAAAACTTGTACAACTGCGGTGTGTCACATATTACAAGACATAGGATTACCTGTGGGTAATTTTGCGATACCCGCAAACTTATACAAGGAGATACAAAATGCACCTAATTTTAATAGGAGGAAAGGCTGGCGTTGGAAAGACTACTTTGGCTAAGCATATAGCCGAGTTTGCTTTTAACAGCGGTCTACGACCAAAGCTTATGTCTTTTGCAGGTGCTTTAAAACGAGAAGCAAAGTCTTTGGGTTATGGAAAAGAAGAACAGCCTGAGAAGTATAGAGAATATTGTCAACAGGTTGGAAGAGAAAAAAGATTAGAAGATAAGGATCATTGGGTGAAACGATTTCACCATGACTTATTAGAAGTAATGGCTGAAGAGATTAAGCTCTTAAAAGTGGGTAATAAATACTGGGAAACTTTAGTTATTGTGGATGATTGTAGATATTTAAATGAAGTTGCATATGGTAAACACCATGACGCAGTACAATTATTCCTGATGGCTAGTGATCGCAAGTTACCTAATGATGATGCAGATTGGCGTAAGGATGAATCAGAGTATCTTGCTAATATAATTGAAACAGATGAAGAATCAGATTATGCTGAATTATTTGATTGGTTGGTATACAATAATGATACTTTAGATGCGTTGACTCAAAGAGTAAAGAAAGCATTACCTATTTGGTGTGGCATGGAACCACATCCTTCTGATGATGAAGACGATGAAACATGGTTAGAGATTATAGAATCTCAAGATGATATTTGGGAAAAGATGATGGACTTGTTTGATAAATTAGAGGACGATGATGAAGAAACCTAGCATTGCAATTTTAGATAGTGATATTCTTATATATCGTGCATCCTTTTGGGCTGACGTTGAGGGTATTGATGAACTGGAATCAAGATTAAAGCAAGATATTATTAATTGGACACCGGAGGGTGTTGATAATGTTATTTTGGCTAGGTCTTGCGATAGAGAAACAAACTTTAGAAGGAAGTGTTTACCTTCGTATAAGTTTAACCGAAACGATAAACCAGTACCCGAGTGTCTTGAATACTCGAAAGAAATATTAGATACTTTAGGTGATGTTCGTATGGTCCCTACTATTGAGGCAGATGATCTCATGGGAATTGGGGCATCTTCTGGTAAGGCTATTGCTGTTACTATAGATAAAGATCTTAGAGGAGTACCGGGATGGCATTGGAATCCTGATAAGGAACCAGAACCTACTCTGGTTTCTGACTATGAAGCAGATAAATTCTTTGCTTGTCAGTTAATATCTGGAGATGGGACCGATAATATACCGGGGTTGTTTAGAAAAGGTAAGAGCTTTTTCGAAAAGAATATCCTACCGTTTGATGATGAAGATTGGTGGTGGGAAATTTGGTGGGCATATGAAGAAGATGGTCATAACATGGATTCATTTTTAGCACAGGCTAGATCTCTTCGTATCCTACGAGATGGTGAATATAATAAAGAAACTAAAGAAATCACCCTCTGGAGCCTTCCAGACAGGTATGCCGAATAACCGGGTATAATAGTATATCCAGAAGGAGAAATCATGAGTAGTAATTCAATGACTGAACCGCCACCTTTGCATGTTGACTTTATGCCTTCCCTTTCCTATCTACCGACTCCCTCTCATGCTACTGAGGGTTCAGCCGGGCTAGATCTGAGAGCAGGGATAAAAGGTAGTAAGACAATTAAGCCCGGTGAGTGTGTTCATATATCAGCAGGATTATCAATAGGTATTCCACCGGGATACTTCGGCTTAATCGCCTCTCGCTCAGGTTTGAGCCAAGAGGGAATCCATCTAGCCAATGGAATTGGAGTCATTGACAGTGACTATAGAGGCGATGTAATTATTGTAATAAGAAATTCAGGGTCAGAACCATTCGAAATAACTTCCGGTATGAGAATAGCACAGCTTATTCTTGTGCCTTATGCTAAAGTTCAGCTTGTGGATGTCTGTGATTTAGCAGATACCGAGAGAGGATCTGGAGGATTCGGAAGTACGGGGGTTGACTAATGGATACCTTCAGAAATTTCATTGCCGTATCGAGATATGCTCGTTGGCTTGATGGTGTTCGACGAAGAGAAACTTGGGAAGAAACTGTTACTAGATATTGGGATTGGATTACGGATAAGTTCCCTATCTTACTGGATAAAGCCCCGTACATTAAGGATATGATCTTAAAACACGAGATCATGCCAAGTATGAGAGCTTTGATGACCGCTGGTGAGGCTGCGGACAGAGATAATACTTGTATCTATAATTGTTCTTATCTAGAGATCGACACCCCTAGAGCCTTTAGTGAGCTTATGTATATTCTAATGAATGGAACTGGAGTGGGCTACTCGGTCGAGTCGAAGGTTGTAAGTAAGCTGCCTAAAGTTCCTTCAGATATTATGAGGGTCAAGGGCGTTAAGGTTACTGTCGAAGATTCCAAAGAGGGTTGGGCTAATGCCTGCCTCGAACTACTCGAAAACCTATGGTTAAAGGGTGTCCATCCAACTTGGGATCTCACACAAATTAGATCCGCTGGTAGTAGACTACATACCTTTGGTGGTAGAGCCTCTGGTCCTGAGCCTTTGGAAGCTGTCTTTAAGTATGTTGTTAAGGTATTTGAGAATGCCCAAGGACGTAAGCTTACTTCCTTGGAGTGCCATGATATTTGCTGCGTTATTGCTAAGTCGATTATTGTTGGTGGTGTACGTAGATCTGCAATGATTTCCCTATCTGATTTAACTGATCGTGAGATGGGTAAGTGCAAGAGTGGTGCATGGTGGGAAGGTTCCGGCCATCGTTCTCTTGCTAATAACTCAGCGGTCTACAATGGACGGCCATCGTTAACCGAGTTCATGACTGAGTGGAGAGATTTATATGACTCCCATTCTGGTGAACGTGGTATCTTTAATCGCATGGGCGCACAAGAACAATGCGAATGGTTAGGACGAGACTCAGCTATTGACTATGGGGTAAACCCATGTGCTGAGATCTTACTAAGACCTAAGCAGTTCTGTAATTTAACTGAGATTATTATACGACCTGATGATAAGATCTCTGATATCAAAAGGAAGATTGAGGCTGCTACCATACTTGGTACTATTCAATCTTCCTTTACTTACTTCCCCTACCTTTCTAATGATTGGGAAGAGAATGTTAGAGATGAGAGATTACTAGGTGTTTCCTTTACTGGAATTTATGACAACCCGTTGATGTGGGGTAAAGATGGACTTAATAAATTATCGGGTCGTCTGAATCGTTGGCGAGAATTTGCAAGACGAACTAATACAAGTTGGGCCAAGGAAATAAATATCAATCCTTCGGCTGCAATAACCTGCGTAAAACCTAGTGGGACTGTATCATGTCTTAGTAACACAGCATCAGGTATCCACCCTAGATATTCTAGGTATTATATTCGTAGAGTACGTATTGATAAGAAAGATCCATTGTACTTCTTTCTGAATGATTCGGGAGTACCCTCAGAAGACTGTGTATTAAATCCAAACAGTACTGCGGTATTCTCGTTCCCCATGCAAGCACCTAAGTATGGGAAAACAGCAGATGAGGTTACGGCATTGGAACATCTAGAGTTATGGCGAGTCTATAAGAATCATTGGTGTGATCATAATCCATCCATCACTGTAAATTATTCTGATGATGAGTTTCTATCTGTCGGTGCTTGGGTATGGGAGAACTTTGATGACATTCAGGGTATTTCTTTCTTACCTAAAGTCGATCATATTTATGAACAAGCTCCATTCGAAACGGTTGATGAGGTTAGATATAAAATGATGTCTGATAAAATGCCGTTGGTAGATTTCTCTAAGCTTAGTTCTTATGAAGTTGAAGATACCACCAAAGGATCACAAACATTAGCGTGTACTGGTGGATCTTGTGAAGTAGTAGATTTAGTGGAGGCGTAAGAATGTTAGATCCGTATAGACAATTAATGATTAATGGACAGCTTAACCAATTACAAGCTGTTCAAATGTTACAATCATTGGATAAGAGAATTACAGAATTAGAGAAGGGTACGAATGAAAAACCAGAAAGACAAACTACCAGTACTAGACGAACATCTAGTAAAGATTCTGGAAAAACTGTACCCTCCACTTGAATATAGTCCAGATATATCTCAAGAAGATTGGGCTTTTCGTGGTGGTCAGCGTGATGTAGTAGCTAAGCTACGACACATATATTCACAACAACAGAAAGGGGAATACTATGCCTGATGCAATGTATGAAAATCTTAAAGCCAAGCAGGCAGCAGGTCCAGAAGCGGGTATGATGCCCCCTCCAGCGGCTGATGCTGCTATGATGGATATGGGCGGTATGCCTATTGAAGAAGATATGGGTGAGTTAGCTACGGAAGGCCGTGGTGGAGATATCGTCATGGGACACCTTACTCCGGGTGAGCTTATAATTCCTGTGGCTATGATGGAAGATCCTGAGATTGCAAGAGTATTAGAGGATGCTTTTGATGCTTTTGAAATGGATATGGATAGATTTACTGTAGGACATGAGAACAATAGTATTAATCCAGATACCGGATACCCTGAATTTGAGGGTATGAATTATGATGAACTATGGCGGATGCAGATACAGGCACAACAAGAGGCAGTAAAGGAAAGAGAGGCTTATAGAGATCAAGCTTGGTCAAGACAAATTCAGCAGCAAGAGGAAACTAAAAGGATACAAGAAGAATATGATTTGACAGCAAGAGAAAATAGAGCAGCCAATGTAAGGGCAGCGTCCTTAAGGCATAAACAACAAGAGGAGAGATTAAGAAAGACCCAAGCAGAAACTCGTCTATTAGCTGAAGAACGCCGTACCCATGAAAAGGTTCAAGCAGTAAAAGCAGAACGTAAAAGACAAGCTAGAAAAAAGGGTAAGACCCATGCTCTTACTGCTGCAACAGCCGCTGCGGCTCATGCCCCAAATAAACCTAGAGGAGCAGGAGTAGCTAAAGTATCTCGTAGAACGGCTCCCACAAGATTTTATAGCGCACCCGGTACTGGTGCTGGCGGCGAGGGTGGTCGTCACACCGCAATGGGTCGTAGACCCGCGTGATAGAAAGAAGGTAAACTATGGGAACATCAGTAGATAATACAATGCCTTACGTTCCTGATCCAGTCGAACAAACTGCTGCGTATGATGAGTTTATGGATGAAACTAGGGCTGAAGAAGATCTAGCGTGGCAAGAGAGAATGGATGAGGTTCTACAACAAGAGGAGGAGTTTAAAGCTTTAGAAGAGGAAGTAATCTCTCAAGAGGAATTAGAGCTACAGCAAGAAGAAGAGCAGATATCAGATACAGAGCAACAGGCTCAACAAGAAGCTGGTGTAATCCAAGATCCTACTGCTCCGGGTCAAGACCCTGATGATTTCTTATATGGATTCTATGGTTTAATTGATGATGAGGAATATTATTCAGATCTGGATGGTGATGAGGATGATTATTATTGATCTTTATTAGGAGATAACAATGGCTGAAGATAAAATTGTAGAACGCTGGAGACTATTAGATGGTCAGCGTCTTATGAGCCTAGAGCGCGCACGAAAATGTGCAGCACTCACAATTCCCTCCTTACTTCCACCAGAAGGTTTAACAGAAGAGAATCAATTACCTCAGGCTTATTC